ACCAGTTGAGTCAAACAAATCATAAGTGCCAGGTGTGTCAATGTCTGAAATATCTACACCAAGCAAATCATTCCAAGTCTCTGTTGTGTAATCAGTCCACACTTGTGTTGCAGGTAATTCATTCCATTTAAGTCCAAAAGTGTCGGTGATAACTGAGACAATACGATCACCATCTTTTTGCTCTGGGTATCCAACCAGGTTTGCTTCTTTAGCTGCAAGTTTTGACAACCCACCAGATGCACTGATTTGTGTGATAAATGTGTTTGTTGTTCCAGCATCCAAAACTGAAACTGATACATCTGTAATTGTGCCTGTGAAGATGTTTGTGTCTGTTCCTGCAAAGTTGTCAAGGGTGACTGTTATTTCATCAAAGATTTCAACATCAGTGTAAGGCAAGTTTAAGAAGTCAATTGTGGCAAATCCTGCTGTTGATTGTTGTTGTACATCATCACGACCCATGCTGATTTGTACGCCCTCAAGCGTGTAATTCGTTACAGCTGTGCCGTTAATCTTAACTGTGGCGTTTGGTGACCAAGGCACTTGTTACCTGCCAGGAATCATTGGTTTGACAAACTTATTGACAGTTCCAGCCTTTGCAGCGTTGTTGATTGATTTGACTACTGTTTGTGCTTGTGCTTTGGAATTGGTTGCACCAAATGTGTTGTTAATGTTTATCACTTGACCAGGGTTGCCACTAGCCAATGCACCTGCGCTTCTGATTGGTGCAGTTGCAATGTCAAGAATTGCACCACCCACAAATGATTCTTTAAATCTTTCAAATGCGTTGATTGCTGCTTCAGTCTTTTCAATAATCTTTGTCAATGAATCAATTAACTTAATCAAAAGACTTTCACCAGTATTAGGATCAACTGCTAACAATTTACCAACAGCGTCACCAAGTTCTCTAATCTGTTCACCAAGTAAATAGGCTTTACCCTCAGTTGAATCAAGATCATAACCAAATGTTACTGCACCAGTTCCGGCATCATAAAATGCTTTTGTTAATCCTTGTTTGCCTGATCTGGTTAATCCATTGACTAAGCCCTCAAGTGCTGGCACAAGATTATCTGTCACAAATTTGGCAAGTTTTTCCATGAAAGGCAATAAAGCAAATCCGATTTGTTCTTTGGCTTCATCCACTGCAATTTGAACTCTTTGCATTCTTCCAGCAAATGTCTCAGCTGCTGCTGCAGCCTGTCCTGCAAATGTTTCAGATAATGCAATGACTGCTGCATCAAAATCTTTGGTCTTAACAATGTTTTCATCAAGTGGTACACCAATACGCTTTAATGCACCCAAGTTGCCGTCATAGGCTTTGCCAAGGGCTTCTGTGACTGCCGCTAAGTCTTTACCTGTACCGGCTGCAATGTCTAATGCTAATTGTTGAAGTTTTTGTGCTTTGGTGACATCTTGAGTTGATCTGACTAATCTGTCAAGGGATGGTCTTAACTGATCATCAGCAATGCCTGTTGCTCTAGCTGTGGCATCAATGTAATCTTCGGTTGCTGCAATTTGTTGATCTGTTGCCTTTGTTGTATTGCGTAATGTTTGAGCCAAACTAACCTGGGCTTTTTCATCTTCAATGGCTGCTTTAACAGCTGAAACACCGATTGCGAATGCTGCTGTGCCAACTGCTGTTGCAAGTCCTAAGAATGCTTTGGCTGCTGTTGCAACAATCTTATCAACTTTAGAAGTAAAGGATTGTGTGTCTGTTGATGCTTTATTCAAGCCAGTTGAGAATTGCGCTGTGTCTGCAAGTAGTTGCAGTTTCAGTGTTCTAATATCTGCCATGTTAAATCCTTTCGCGCCATTCGCGTCTTATTCTATCAACTTGTTCAACCCATTTTCTTGTTATCTCTGGTTGTAATGCTTTAAGTGTTGGGAAGATAAAATATCCTGCGTTGCCTCTGCCCTCGCGTGGTGATCGTGGTTGAAATTGTCGGTAACCAACATAATTTGTTGATTTGCCTTTTCGTTTGCGTGGTCTGTCTTGGTAAGCACCAAATTCAACACCCAATGCAATTTCGCCAACTGGTGTTCCATTTCTAAGTTTCACTGAACTTCCACCAACTGTGAAGAATGGTGTTTTTGATTTTGGTGACACTTTGATTGATCTGGCAATTGCTTGGCCTTGTGGTGTTGATTGTAGAGCTGAGCCCACAGCTGATGCTGCTTCAATTGCAATTTGTTGAGCTGCACGATTCATGTCATTCTGAGCAATCTCATCCATGTTTTTAAAAGTCTTGCGAATGGCGTTGATGTCAGCGTCTTTAATTTTAATTTCAAATGGTCTAGTTGCCATGAAACTTATTCACCACATCTGCAATTGTTGAGACCTGCTCTGCCGAAAGCGTTTTGAACTCTGACAATGGCTGGCGCGAAATGATTGCCAGTTCTATCAAAGTCCTGTCTATGCTTCCGGCTGGGTAAAATTTGTTGTTGCAAAGTCCTTTGAATTGATGTGAACAACTTGTGATCGCCAATCTTCAAACTTGCCAACTGGCTTGTCACTGATTCTTCTTTGCATTTGGTAGGCCAACCAGAATTGTTGTTCAATTGATGGTGGCAATTCTCGTTTGAATAGTTCAAGGAAAGTTGTGCCAGTTTCCTTTTCAGCTTGTGCAATTTCCCATGGAATAGTCCATTCTTCAAAAGACTTTCCATTTGCCAATGTCCATTCTATTTTAATCTTAAACATTTAGGTGACCCCTGTTCTTTAGTTACGCTAGTGATACTGATCGGATTGGCATTGTCACTGTTGTGGTTAATGCATCCGGTGCTGTTCCACCAAAATCTGGTCGCTTTGGTAAAACTGTCAAAGTAATAACTTTAGAATTTATTGTCAAAGTCATTGCTTGTGTTGTGGTTGGGTTTGTGTCTGCATCTGTCCAAAGTGTGTCACAGAGTCCTGAAGCAACACCCCAGTCTTGCAGAATTTCCATTGTTACTGTTCCGACTTCTTTGTCAACTACATAATCGACTAATCCATTCAAAGTTTGAACTTGTGCGTTTGGATCGTCTAATGTAACTGTTGCACTTATGATTTGGTCATCATAATTGACAGTCTTGTATGTCAAAGCAATCGATCTGCCGGTGAATACTGATGTTGGCATTTTTTTCCTTTCTTATGGATTGTAGATTGTAGTTATTGATATTTCAACCAAGTACACATCATTTGTGTTTGCTTGAGATATCCTTGGGCTCGAAACATTTTGAATCTGCCAAGATTGTGGAATCAAAGGAAGCACAGCTGCAACCATTGTTTCAAGTTGTGTCAATGCACCAGGATTGCTATTTGGTGCGACAACAAGTTCAAGAATGTAATTGACGCGCCAGGCTTTGTTGTTTCCAATTGTTACTGGCTCAAGCCAAGGATTACCGGCAGCAATCATGATTGATGGGGTTGTGATTACTTCTGCACCAAAGTCAACAACTGAATAATTGCTGTTTGATAAGATTGCTGTTTTAAGGTTTGCGCGTAGTGTTGCTAATGTCATCCTATTAACGCCTCAACATCAATATATGCGCCAAGCATTCCAATAATTCTGTTTTGAATTGTACGGCCTAAGATGTAAGGTTGTGGCACAAAATCAAGTCCTTGTTGCACTGATCCTGCTGATGTGCGTGCTTTGAATACATCTAGTGAAACTGTTAGCACTGCTGATTCAACTGGTGCAATGTCATTGTATTGTGATAAATCGTTTGCTGCTGCAAGGCCATTAGGTATCACATTGTAATAATCATTATGCACTGGAACTGCTGTTGTTGTAACTGTAAAAGTAAATTCATCAACAACTTCTAATACTGTTTTGCTGCCATTAACATGGGCTTGAATGCCTTCAATTGCAATTGTTTGGCCTTTGTAAAATTTGTGTGGTTTAGTTGTATGCAAAGTTGTGATGGTTGATGTTTCGTGTTTGTGTTTATCAATTGGTGCGTTCCATTTAACAAGTAAATTGCCGACAACTGATTCGGCTGTGTCAATGATTTCTGTTAATACGGCATCAGAATATAAACTTGAACTCACATTGTTTAGTGCAGATCGTAGTTCTGCTGCTGTGATTATTGATGCCATTTGTTTTCCTTTTGTGTGGTGTTACCTGGCAGGACAGGGGTCTAACCTGCCAGGCAACTCTTGTTCTCTTATTAGGAGACAGTGATGTTTCTGAATGCTGTTGGATATTTTGCACAAGTTGCAACATATCCGTAAATGCCGATTTCAACTTCGCCAGTTGAAACAACATTTGTGCGCAATTGGAATGCACTGGATTTGTACATTGTTGCTGCATCAGATGAATAAACAACGCCTTTAACGCCTGTACCGGTGTCAAAGTTTGGATCAACAACTAATCCCAATCCTGCGATTGTTCCTGCTGTTGAGCCTTGGGTCATTAGACCTGCTGCGTTTTGTGGTGCTGCTGCTGCAAATAGTGGTCTTTGTGAACCATCTACTGCTCCAAGTAACTCTGCAAAGTTTCCTGTGTCTGCAAGGAATCTGTTAGGAGTTTTGCGAAGTACTGCATATGAATCTGCAATACCATCAGCAATTGCTGCGTAAAGTGTTGCGCCAGAAGATGATCCTGGTGCTGCTAATGCAATTGAGAATGCATAAGCATCTGCTTTTTGAGCCCAGTTTGCAGCAAGTTCGCGAAGAAGTACATCAAGGTAACTTGGATCTGATCTGTCAAGTAGTTCGACACTAACTTTATTTGCGCCGGCTATTTTAACAACATCAATTTCTTTTGATGTGATTGCTGTGTCAGTTGAATCAAATTCAACTGCTTCTGCTGTTACAGCTGTTGTTGCTTGAGCACCAAGAATTGGTCGGTAGAATTTCATTCCGGATGCTGGTAACACGCCTTGTTCTAATGAATCAGCAAATGGCATTGAGTTATCAATGATGCCAATCAAATCGCGTAGGTATGTTGGTGGTACAACTCCGATGTTTTCGGATGTGGTTGCTGCATCAATTGCTGCAACTAAATCGCGTGCATCTGAATTGCCTTGTAATGCATTGAATTGTGCTTTTGCATATTCGCCAGCAGTGATGTTTGTGTTCACGCGTGGTTTTGCATAAGCAACTGGTGCTTGTACTGCTTTTGAGGCTTCAACTGCAACTTCTGGCGCAG